CTTAAAATTTCCCCCGGAGGTGATATTTTTCTATATTCTTCCAATGCCCCTTGGTCAGTTCTAGCGGCTCCACGGCTTTACAGGCTGCATGTTTGCCTCTCCTTTCACGCGGATTTGCTCCCCATAGTACCTCCTATACTATCCAAAAGTCCGCTAGAACTGACCAAGAGGTATTAGAAAGGACGGTAAAGCAACATGGGACGCACGAAAAAGGTTGAAGAACCTCCTAAAAGACCTAGGCGAAAAGCCAGGACAGCGGAGGAACGAGAGAATCAATTGATATCTATGGCCTTAGATCTCGTGGAAACCCGGATTCTTAACGGAACTGCCTCCGGACAGGAGCTCGTACAGTTCATTCGCATGGCTTCCAGCAAGAATCGCAACGAAACCGAGAAGACCAGACTCGAACTTGAGCTGGTCAAGGCTAAGACAGAGAACCTGAGACTACAGCAGCGTAACGAAGAGATGTTCGCTAACGCTATTGCAGCTTTCAAACGATATTCGGGGGCAAACGACGATGAAGACGAGGACCTATACTGAGCTGATCCAGCTCCCCGACTTCGAATCCAGGCTTAACTACTGTAAGACCTACGGCAAAGTCGGTAAGGAGACTTTCGGCTACGACCGATATTTGAACCAGCTTCTTTACAGAATGCCTGAGTGGAAGAAGGTTCGAAGAGACGTGATCATCCGCGACCAGTCTTGCGATCTGGCTCATCCGGACCACGAGATTCATCCGCACGGCTACAAGTATAAGATTCTTGTCCATCATCTGAACCCAATTACAAAAGAAGATATTCTCAACCGGGCTGACTGCGTGTTAGACCCGAACAATCTAGTAACAGTGAGCTACGACACTCACCAAATCATTCACTACGGCCACACGGAAAAGACCAGACCAACTCTGGCAGAACGCAAGCCGTATGACACATGCCCTTGGAGGACTTAACAATGACAGACGCGTACATTCTCGAATCTGTGAAAGATTATTGCCAGGTCCCACAAGAGGCCGACATCTACAATAGCGAACTATGCGGCCACATCAACACCGCGTTCTTCACACTATTCCAGCTGGGTTGTTCTGCAAGGCCCTTCACTGTAACTGATGAGTCAGCTACATGGGAAGACTTTACAGACAATCCCTATATTTCTTCCATGGTTCCCGAGTACGTAAAGCGGAAGGTCAAGCTCTTGTTTGATCCTCCCGCTAATTCTTTTTTAGTGACACAAATGAAGGACGAGCTAGCTGAGATGGAAAGTCGGATCAGTTACGCAGTTGATCCTGGATGGGAGGACATCGATGACTGATGAGATTTTAATGGCAGCCGCACAGATGACTCCTAACGATCTTATACATCATGGCGTCAAAGGTCAGAAGTGGGGCGTACGCAGAACTCCTGCAGAACTTGCGGCAGCTAACGGTGGTCCAGGCGGCGGAGCATCTGTTGAGAATGTTGACGAGCTTGAAGAGACAATCAGCGAGAACGAACAGAAGCTCGCTGAGATGAAAGCTGATGGCGCTGACAAGAAAGAGATCAGAGCTATGGAAGCCAGTATTAAAGCTGGTAAGGAAAGAGTTAACCAGATTCTTGATGCAGAGAGACGTAACGGCGTTGCATTCGAACACGCCATGTCTTTTACGCCTGAGGAAATCTTCACTGGTTTGGCTGAGGATGAGTACTTTCTTGAACACCACGGCATCAAAGGCCAGAAGTGGGGCATCCGTAGATTCCAGCCTTATCGTCAGGGCATGAAAGTCGCAGGCGGTAGAGTTGTAGGAGCCGCTAAGAAGGTCAAGCAGCGGTTCAAGGACATCGGTGACGCTCGTCAGAAGAAGAAAGCAGCTAAGGAGAAGGCCAAGTCCGTTAAGAAAGCTCAGGCAACCCGTAAGGCAAATGCCAATTTCGAGGCTGAGAAGAAGAAAGCTATCGAGTCTGGTTCCATCGAGGATCTTGCTAAATTCAAAGGCAAACTTACTAACGAGGAGTACTCCAAGGCGTTTCTCAGACTTCAAAATGAGAAGAAATTGTCCGACATGGTTGCCGCTAATCAGAAGACTGTCTGGGATACGATCGATAAAGGCATGAGTATCGTCCAGAAAGTTGGCGGCTATGCTAATACGATCGCAACGGCTAAAGAGAATTTCACAAGGCTCGATAAGGCGTTTAATGGTGAGCGTGATAAGGACGCTGAGGATGCTAAGAAGGCTATTAAAGAGGCCGAGAAGAATAGAGCTCTTACTCAAGTTACCAACATCGATGAACTTAATCGGGCTCAGAAAGAGCATAATCTCAACGCTGATGATTACGCGAAAGGCCTTAGATTGATCTCTACTAAGGAAGCCGGTAAGAAAGTCAATGAGGATGCTTTTACGACTGAAGCAGCGAGGAAAGCCGCCAAAGATGCTGAGACCCGCTCTGACAACGGCGTTAAGAAGAACGCTTCATACGATAACTCGGAACCGAAGGACTTTAAAGCTCCTCCAAGGACTCTTAGCGAGAAAGCTGCTTATAAGAACCCGGATGGAGAAACCGGTTATACAAGGCAGCAGACAGAGAAAGCCGCTGTCGAATCTGGTAAACGAGTTATCTCTGGTTTCAAGTCCGGTACAGATAAGCCGGTCTCCTATAACTCTCAGCAGACTCTAAGTTTTGGAGAATCTACTGTTAAGAGACTATCAGCCAAACCCTCAGAACCTAGCAAGATCGTAACAGATACTCGTAAGACCGTTGCTGATACTCAGGCCGAGTCAGCTCGCCAGAAGGAAGTAGATAAGAAGCGTAAGAAAGCTTTCGGTAAGTAACAATGCTATCAAACACAGCAACGCCTAAGTATTACGGCATCTTCAGGGATCGAGTCTTACGAGGAGAGATTCCGGTTTGCAGAGAGATCGAAATGCAGATGAACCGCATCGATGCCATGATCGCAAACCCGGATTACTACTACGACGATAAGGCAGTAGAAGGCTGGATCGAATTCTGTGAGCAGGAACTTACTCTAACAGACGGTTCAGACCTACACTTGCTGGATTCATTTAAACTCTGGGGTGAAGACGTCTGGGGCTGGTATTACTTTCTTGAGAAGAGAGTTTGGCAGCCTGGAATTCATGGAACCAGAGGACGCTACGTCAAGAAGCGAGTCAAGAGAAGGCTGCGCAACAAGCAGTTTCTTATAGTTGGACGAGGGGCCTCTAAGTCCTTGTACGCTTCCTGTCACCAAGCCTACGCGCTTACTGTAGACACTTCTACAACATATCAGATCACGACGGCACCTACTATGAAGCAGGCCGACGAGATTCTATCGCCAATTCGAACAGCCATCACAAGGTCCAAAGGCCCCTACTTCACGTTCTTAACGGATGGCTCTTTGCAGAACACGACTGGTTCTAAAGCGAATAGAGTAAAACTGGCATCGACTAAGAAGGGAATCGAGAATTTCATCACAGGTTCTCTTCTTGAGATTCGCCCTATGAGGATCGATAAGCTTCAGGGTATGAGATCCAAGATGAACACCATCGACGAATGGCTGTCTGGTGACATCAGAGAGGATCCTGTCGGCGCTATTGAGCAGGGCGCAGCTAAAATTGATGACTGGCTGATCATCGCAACTTCTTCGGAAGGAACAGTTCGTAACGGATGTGGCGATACCATCAAAATGGAACTAATGAAGATCCTCAAAGGGGATTACATCAACGATCATGTCTCCATTTGGTGGTACAAGTTAGACGATGTAACCGAAGTAGCCGACCCCAACATGTGGGTTAAAGCTAATCCCAATCTCGGAATCACTGTTTCGTACGAGACATACCAGACAGAGGTCGAGAGAGCGGAAAATGCACCGGCTGCTCGTAACGATATTTTGGCGAAGAGGTTTGGTCTTCCTATGGAGGGCTTTACGTACTTCTTCACCTACGAGGAAACAATTAGACATAAGCGCAAACGGGACTTCTGGGAGATGCCGTGCGCTATGGGAGCAGACCTTTCGCAGGGTGATGACTTCTGTGCATTCACGTTCATGTTTCCTCTACCTTCAGGTCAGTTCGGAGTAAAGACTAGAAGCTATATTTCGGATTTGACCTATCATAACCTTCCTTTGGCTATGCGAGAGAAGTATGACAACTTCTTGGCTGAGGGAAGTTTAGTAGTTCTCGAAGGCGCTGTGCTGGACATGATGGAGGTCTATGACGATCTCGATTCCTTCATTGAAGAGCATAAGTATGACGTACGCTGCTTCGGCTATGATCCGTACAACGCTAAAGAGTTCGTAAATCGATGGGAACTGGAAAACGGTCCTTTCGGTATTGTTAAAGTTATACAGGGTGCCAGAACAGAATCCGTTCCTTTGGGCGAGTTAAAGAAACTTGCTGGGGAGCGGATGCTTTTGTTTGACGAAGAACTTATGGAATTCGCCATGGCTAACAGCATAACGAGAGAAGACACTAACGGCAATAGAAAGCTGGACAAGACGCGCCGCGAAGACAAGATCGATAACGTCGCTGCTATGATGGATGCTTTTGTTGCTTACAAACTTAATAAGGATGCATTCGAATGAGCTATAACAGATGGATGCCTCAGGAGTATCAGTCAGGAGGCGAACTATACCACTACGGCGTTAAAGGCATGAAGTGGAAGAACAAGAAAGGCGTTCAGGAACAGGGTCAATCTGGAATGACCGGAATGGGAGCTGGAGCCATATCTAACGGGGACAGCGTGTCTGGTCTTAAGAATGCCACGACCACTATGAGCCTTAACACTAAAATGCGTCTTGCTAATGAACAAAGGCGCCCCGAATGGCAGAAGAAATGGGACCGAAGTTCTGCTAAAAAGACTCTTAAAAACGTCATGTCAAAGATTAAGAGTAAAACTTCCAAAGCCAAAAAGCCTAAGAAGAAAAAGAGCAGATTGAAGGTACAGTTTAGCGACGGAACGTCTAAAAATTTATAGGAGAGAAAGACATGAGCGATTTTTGGAAACCCTCCGAGCAGAATGAGCTCTATCACTTTGGCGTCATGGGCATGAAATGGGGCGTTCATAAGGCTAGAAAGTTGGCGGCTTCTGGTAAGACAGAAAAACACGCGGCAACTCTTGCAAAGATCGACGCCAAAGCCACCAAGAAGCTTAATAAACTTAATGCTCGCTTCGAGAAGAAGCAGGCAAAAGCTGATCGTAAGTTTGACAAGGCCGAGCGCAAAGCTAATTCGTTATTTACTTCTAAGCGCTCCGCCGAGAAAGCTTTTAAGAAAGCGTCTAAGGCTCAGTTCAAGGCCAATAAAGCAGCTCTCAAGGGTAAGAAGTGGTACGAGCAGATGGAGAAGAGCTACAAGAAAGCTAATATCTCTATGACTAAAGAGAACCAGGAGATTGGCAAAGAGCTGGTTAGACAGGTTCGCGCTAACGCTAGAGCTATGTACGCAGCTAGTTATGTGAGGGGGTAACCGCCTATGCCAACACTAACTCAGCGGCTCCAGAATGCCTGGAACGCTTTTAGAAATCCGAGGGACCCGACTATCCGGGACTACGGCAGGTCTTATACATACAGGCCTGATCGCTATAAGATACGAAGCGGAAACGAACGATCTATAGTAACTAATGTCTTTAATCGCATTGCGGTTGATTGTGCAGCGGTAACGATGGAGCACGTTAAACTTGACGAGAATGGTAGATACAAAGACGTCATGAAGTCAGGACTTAACGAATGCCTCACCCTTAGCGCTAACCTTGATCAAACCGGAAGGGCATTTATTCAGGATGCCGTTCACTCAATGTTTGACGAAGGCGTTGTTGCAATCATTCCCACAGATACGATCGGGAATCCGTTAATTTCCCAGTCTTACAGAATCGAAACTCTTCGAACTGGTAAGATCTTGGAATGGTTTCCGCATCACATAAGAGTCAGAGTGTACAACCAGGATACCGGACAGGAGCAAGACCTGATCTGGCCTAAGGAATCGGCAGCTATTGTCGAGAATCCTTTCTACTCGGTCATGAACGAACCGAACAGCACTCTACAACGACTCATCAGAAAACTAAATCTACTTGACTACGTAGATGAGCAGTCATCGTCCGGCAAACTGGACCTTATCATTCAGCTCCCTTACGTAATCAAATCTACTGCACGCCGACAGCAGGCTGAAGCTCGTCGAAAAGACATCGAAATGCAGCTTGCTGGTTCTAAGTACGGTATCGCTTACACAGACGGTACCGAGAAGATTACCCAGCTTAACCGATCAATCGAAAACAACATATGGACCGAAGTTAAGGACCTCACAACTATGCTGTATTCGCAGCTTGGTATTACTGAGACTATCCTTAACGGAACCGCTGATGAACAGACTATGATCAACTATTACAACAATACGATCGAGCCTGTTCTTTCTGCGTTTGCGCTTGAAATGCAGCGTAAGTTCCTGACTCCGACGGCCAGAACTCAGGGTCAAGCGATTCGGTTCTACAGAGACGCATTCAAGCTCATTCCTATTAAGGATCTTGCTGAGCTTGCTGATAAGTTCACTCGTAACGAGATTGCGTCTTCGAACGAGATCAGGTCGGTTATTGGTTGGAAGCCTTCAGATGATCCTAAGGCGGATATGCTGGTTAACGCTAACCTTAATCAGTCACCTGACGAGATGGGACAGCACGGCATGATGCCAGGAGAAGGACCGGCTCTTGATCCAGCTGGAGCGGCGGTAGTTAATGCTAACTTAGACAAACCAGTCTAACTAAAACTGAATAAAGGAGAACGTCAAAATGGCAGTAAAGTACGATTTCGTGGGTTATGCCACGCGTAATGATCTGCAGTGCTCTGACGGACGAGTAATTAGAAAGAACGCTTTCAAAGACTGTGATGGCAAGAGAGTCCCTCTTGTATGGAATCACCAGCACGACGATGTGTCCAACGTTATCGGATACGCCGATCTGCAGAATGTCTCTGATGGCGTTCTTGCGCATTGTGCGTTTAACAGCACGCAGAAGGGAAAAGATGGTAAGGAGTGCGTCGAACATGGCGACGTTGTATCTCTGTCCATCTATGCTAATCAGCTCAAGCAGGTTGGCGGAGATGTGCTGCACGGAATGATTCGTGAAGTAAGTCTTGTTCTCGCAGGTGCCAATCCCGGCGCTTACATCGAGGAAGTTCTTACTCACGGTGATGAGGAAGGCATGTTCTCAGCTGAAATCTATTCCGGTCAGCCCATTGAGCTTTGCCATGCAGATGAAGAATCAAAGGAGGAAAAACCCGTGGCTGATACTGAAAAGAAAGAAAAAACCATCGGTGAGATCGTAGACACCATGACAGATGAGCAGAAGGAAGCTCTCTATGCGCTGGTCGGCATGGCTGCTGAAGGTGCTGGTGACGAAGACGACGATGAAGACGAAGAAGACGAAGAAGATTCCGAAGGAGGATCCGATATGAAACACAACGCATTCAATGGCGCTTCCAACAGCGTTTATACCGGCGCAGCTCCGGTTGATATGGCTCTGGTTCATTCCGAAGCTAAGAAACTCGGCTCTTACAGAGAAGCCGTTAACCAGATGATCGAGAACGGCGAGCTTATGCATGCTACAACTGTTCCGATGGACGGCATGACCGGCCCTTCCCAGACCACAGCAAGCCAGACTTACGGCTTCCGTGATCCTGATATGCTCTTCCCGGAGTATAAGTCTCTGAACACTCCTCCGGAATGGATCAAGAGAGACACCGGTTGGGTATCTGTATTCCTGAACGGTGCGCATCACCTTCCTTTCGCAAGAATTAAGTCCCAGTTCGCAGATCTTACCGGCGAGCAGGCCAGAGCTAGAGGTTACCTGAAGGGCCATACTAAGAAAGAGCAGGTCTTCAGCCTTCTGAAGAGAACAACCGATCCTCAGACCATCTACAAGAAACAGAAGATGGACAGAGATGACACAATCGATATTACAGATTTCGATGTTATCGCATGGATCAAGGGTGAGATGAGAGGCCAGCTGGATGAGGAAATCGCAAGAGCAGGTCTTATCGGAGACGGCAGACTTGCGTCCGATGATGACAAGATCTCTGAGGATCACATCAGACCTATCGCTACAGATGTTCCGCTGTTCACCATCCGTGCAACAGTTGATCCTGGTAAGAATGAGCAGGAGATGGCTAAGAACTTCATCGTATCTGCTCTTAAGGCTCGTAAGAACTACAAGGGTTCCGGCAACCCGATCCTCTTCACCACTGAAGATGTTCTTACCGCTATGCTCCTGATCGAGGATGGCATCGGCCACTTCATGTATGAGTCTGAGCAGCAGCTTTGCACCAGACTTCGTGTCTCCAGGATCGTTACTGTTGAAGTTATGGAAGGCTTCCACGTTGATACCACTGACTTTGATCAGGAGACTGGCGTTGAGCTGCTTGGTATCATCGTTAACCCTGTTGACTACAGCTATGGTGCTGACAAGGGCGGCGCTGTTGCTCTGTTCGACGACTTCGACATCGATGTCAACCAGATGAAGTATCTGATCGAGACCAGATGTTCCGGCGCTCTGACCAAGCCTTTCAGCGCGATCAGACTGACCAAGCTGACTGCCTGATCAGTTCAAAATGGTAGTAAAAGGAGTCCACAATGAAGTTCTACGGTAATGTCACGTTCGTAATTCAACGAGAAGATCCTGAAGCTCCCGGCAACTGGAAGGAGTACACCATCGTAAAGCCCTACAAGGGAGAATGGAAACGCTTTATTTCTAAGTGGACCCCCGGCAGCAAGATCAATGACGACAAGAGGGTTAACAATGAACTCGAGATTATTGCGGACTCCTTTTCATTAGCTAATTTTACGCAAATACGATGCGTCGAGTGGATGGGGCATCAATGGTCGGTTCCGACTGTTACGCTCCGTCTGCCTCGCCTCGTGTTGGAAGTAGGAGATATTTACAATGCGGGAACGGAATCGTTTAGCTCTTCATGAGAAACTTTGTACAATTCTGGGATCGCGCAATGTATACCACGATCCCCCTTCCACCATACACATGAATTATCCATGTATTGTCTATAAGCGAAATCCAGCTTCTCCTCGCTATGCCGATAACAAGAGGTACATCATCTGGTACCCGTGGGACGTACAGGTAATTTCAAAAGATCCTGACTTTAGTTTGTTTGATACATTCTTGGACAACTTCGATTACGGCAGCGAAGGAGCTCCGTTTGTGGCAGACAATCTTCATCACTCTAATTTCACCATCTATACCTAAGGAGGTAATGATATGGCTAAACTTGTTTGGGATGCTATCGGCGAACACAAGTATGAGACTGGTGTCGACCACGTAGCCCTTTATAAACCTAATACTCAGAAGAAATACGTCGGCGGCGTAGCTTGGAACGGCGTTTCTTCGATCTCCGAGTCTCCCTCCGGAGCAGACTCCAACCCGATTTATGCAGATAACATTAAGTACCTGGATCTGAGATCCGCAGAGGAATTCGGCGCTACAATCGAGTGCTACACCTATCCTCCGGAATTCGCAGAGTGCAACGGCGAAGCAATCGTCACAGACGGCGTTGTCATCGGCCAGCAGACAAGAAAGACCTTTGGCCTGGCTTATCGTTCGATCGTTGGTAACGACCTGACGGGTAATGACTATGCTTACAAACTGCACCTGATCTACGGCGCAACCGCATCTCCTTCCGAGAAGCAGTACAGTACAGTTAACGACAGCCCCGAGGCAGGCACGTTCTCCTTCGAGCTTACAACCACTCCCATCGCAGTTCAGGGCTATAAGAACACAGCTTCTCTTACGATTGACACTTCTCTGTTCACAGACAAGACTAAGATCACCGCTCTTGAGAACAAGCTGTTCGGCACTGAGCAGGATGAGCCTGAGCTGCCTACGCCTGCAGAAGTCTTTGACCTTCTTGGCATGCAGTACAACTCGACCACTGGCGCTTGGGAAGCTAAATCCTGATCGTTATATTTGATCCGTTAAAGGGCCCCTGAGCAAAATCTGGGGCCTTTATTTTTTTACTTAAAGAAAGGAAAGAGAGACATGCTTAAAAAGAGAATTAAGTACACAGACTACAACGGAATGGAAAGAGAAGAGGATTTCTACTTCAATCTGTCTGAAGCGGAGATCATGAGAATGAACTTCACAACCAAGGGCGGCCTTGAGGAGTTCTACAACCGCATCATCGCTGAGCAGGACATGCCTACACTTTATACATACTTTGAGCAGATCGTTCAGAATTCGTATGGTATTAAGTCTCTCGACGGTAAGTCCTTTGACAAGGATCCGGAGCAGACTAGAAAGTTCGTTCAGTGTCCTGCATATGACAAGCTGATGATGGAGCTTATCGGTAGTGCTGACGCGGCTGCGGCTTTCTGTAACGCGATCATTCCTAAGCCTCAGGCTGGCGCTCAGGTAGTAGCAGGCCCCGGAAGAGCTCCGATCGAAGGCGTAACAGCACCTCTGTCTTAAGGTAATGTGCCATGCCTCTAGTGATTCATGTAAAAGAAGCTGAGTTGTTCAATCAGGCTAATGGAACTTTCTATTACACGAAGCCTTGCTCTTTGATCCTCGAGCATTCACTCGTTTCGATTTCAAAATGGGAGTCAAAATGGCACAAGATGTACCTTGAAACACCCAAAAAGACAACAGAGGAGCTTATCGATTACATTCGTTGTATGACCATCAACAAAGACGTTCCGGATTACGTGTATTATGCCCTTAGTCAAGAGAACATCACAGACATAATTAAGTACATGGAAGATCCGATGACAGCGTCAAAGGTTAACTTCTATGGCAAGGCCGGTTCTCATGAACCTGTGTCATCAGAACTTATCTATTACTGGATGATTACGTTCGGAATACCTGTTGAGTTCGAAAAGTGGCACATTAACCGGCTTATGATGCTTATTAAGATTTGCTCTAAGAAGAACTCCAAGCCGTCTAAAGCAGACAAAGCAGCGGCTGACAGACAAAGAGCAGAGATTAACAGAATGAGGTGTGCAAAACTCGGAACAAGAGGCTGATATGGCATCGATTATACAGTTTAAACAGAAGGGAGATTTCAGCAAAACGGAGTCATTTCTTAAGAAGCTTCGTAAGTTGGATCTCGATTCCGTTTTAAGAAAGTACGGAGAACTTGGAGTACAGGCTTTGGCTAGTGCTACACCGGTTGAGACTGGAAAGACTGCAGCAAGCTGGGATTACAAGATCGAAAAAGGAAAGGGCGTCGTTACGATCACTTGGACAAACTCCAATGTGAACAACGGCGTCCCTATTGCTTTATTAATACAGTACGGACACGGCACCGGAACTGGCGGTTATGTTCAGGGAAGAGATTACATTAAACCGGCTATCAGGCCGATCTTTGATGAGCTTGCAGATGCTTTATGGGAGGAGGTGACTAAGTTATGAACAAAGAACTCGAACAGAAGATTGTTGAGATGAAGTTTGACAATTCAGACTTCGAGCAAAAAGTCGCTCAAAGCTTAGTTACTCTCGGTAAGCTTAAAGAGTCTACAAAGCTGGAAGATGCCGGTAAGGGTCTCGACAACCTCTCTAAGAGCGCTAAGAATCTTGACCTGAGTCACATTGCTAACGGAATTGAGCAGCTTAATGCACGATTCTCTAACCTTGGCATAGTAGGCATGACGGTGATGCAGAATCTCACCAATGCTGCTATAAATCTTGGTAAGCAGTTTACGAATGCTCTTACTGAGGCTCCCAGGGGAGGCATGCAGACTTACGAGTCGTTTATATCTGCAACAAAACAGTTAAGTAACTCGGCAAAAGATGCTAACGGACTACCTGTTACGCTTGAAGCTGTCAATAAAGCACTCGATGAATTGAATACATATTCTGACAAGACTATTTATTCATTCAATGATATGACTGCCAATATTGGTAAGTTCACTAACGCTGGAGTAAGTCTCGAAGATTCAGTAACAGCCATTAAAGGTATTTCAAACGTTGCGGCTTCAGCTGGTGCGAGTGCTCAGAATGCTGCTTCGGCAATGTATAACTTTGGTCAGGCTTTAGGTACGGGTGTTGTTAAGTTAATTGACTGGAAATCTATTAACAATGCCAACATGGGCACTATCGAGTTCAAAGAGCAATTGATCCAGACGGCTAAAGAGCTCGGTAATCTTAAAGAAGTTGGCGATCGTTATATTTCCACAACTTACTCAGGCAAGAAAGCAAATGAAGAAGCTTTTAATGCTAGTAGCAAGTTTGAAGATTCATTACAACAGCAGTGGATGACCTCTGAAGTATTGCTGAAGACCTTGGAGAAGTACGCTGACGACTCTGGTCCTTATGACTCTATAGGTAATAAGGCCTATAGAGCAGCCACAGAAGTTAATACATTTAGCCAGATGCTTAGTGTATTCGCTGAATCACAGAAGACGTCATGGTCTAAGACTTGGCGTTATATTTTCGGTGACTACGAAGAATCTAAGCAGCTTTTCACCAATATTTTAGGTGGACTAAACTGGATGACGTCCGGCTTTAATAAATGGCGTAATGATTTCTTCCAGTCCTGGCATGATCTTGGCGGACGAGATAATCTCATATCAGCGCTTGGCAATATTTGGAAAACCGTTCAGTATTACGTAGAAGAAATTGGCGGCTCTTTAGGCATGGTGTTCGGTAACATTGACGCCACACCACTAGTAACTGTTGCCAAGGGTTTTAATGCCATTACCGAAAAAATTAAGCCGGTTGCTGACGGTGTTAATGATGTCACTAAAAAAGTCGAAGACACCGCAGAAGCTGTTACCGATGTTGCTGAACGAGCTGAGAAATTCAATGAAATAGTTCAGCAGATCATCAATGGTGACTGGGGTAACGGCCAGGAACGAATCGATCGACTCCACGAAGCAGGCTATGCGTTTGAGAACTTACAGAACGCTGTTAACGAAGTCCTCGGCTGTGAGAAGCGTTATGAAACCGTAATGTCTGATAACGAGGCTGTTGGTTTATCTGCTAATGAGGTCTTATCCGAGAATGCAGATTTGTTAACAGATCAGGCTAAAGGCGTTGAAGCTGTAACGGATGAAGTTAAGAAACAGAATCCGGTTATCGGCAATCTGGCTAAGATCGTACTCGGTGTATCGTCAACAGTAAAGGTGCTTAAAACTGGTCTATCTGCCGTATGGAACACTCTCGCTAAGGGCGCATCCGTGCTTACGGTAATTAAGAATGCTCTTAAGTTTGTGCTGGATATTTTCGGTACGATAGGCGGTAAGGTCTATGCGTTTAATACTTGGTTACTAAGTTTCAGCAATCTCTATGGCCTATTAAATGGCTTTAGGATGAAACTGAACGAAATGACCGGTGGGTTAAAGGACGCTGGCTTATCGTTTGAGAGTATTACAACGCTTCTTACTAAGATGGGCAAAGGTCTGTCTTACGCTGAAGGAGAAGTCAAGAAATTCTTTACCAATCTGGTTAATGGAGCTAACTCGTTCGACTTTGATAAGCTGAAGAACATTATATTTACGATCGGCAAGTTTGTCGGCGGTGTGCTTCTTGTAGCTTTGAATGCCTTAGCCGACATTATCGTACGAGTCTATAACGGCGCTAAAGATCTTAAAGACACAATCGCTAACATGGAAATTGTTGGCAAGATTGTTACTCATATTAAGAATCTTAAGGAAGAATTTAAAGAGTTTGTAGCATCCGTAAAGGACGCCAACTACTACTCAGACTTTCTTCTGCCGATTATTACCGAAGTATCTAAGACGATGCAGAGGCTCGGCAGCGCTATATTACCTATCCTTTCTGACGCGTTTCAGAAGGTTAAAGGCTGGATTATTCTGGCCGGCAACAATCTTGAGAAGTTCTATCAGAGCCTTAAAGGTTCCGGTGCTCTTGAGAAAGTTAGTACGACGTTTACAAATTTCAAGGAAGCTATCAAGTCTATCCCTGAGACTATAACAGCTCTGTACGAGGCTTTCAAAGCTGGTAAGATGCCGACTATTGGTGATCTTCCAGAAGCGTTCCAGAAATTCGTAAATTCGTTTAAGGATCTGAAAGAGTTCGTCAAAACCAAGATCGACCAGAAGATTCAGGACTGGTTTAAGGGCATTACCGATATGCTTGGTAATCTTCCTGATTCTAAGAAACTTGGACCGTTTGCTGGCTTTGTGGAGAAACTCAAGAAGGCTTTCGAAGATTTTAAGACTACAGCAGAGCTTGGTAAGGGTTCTGTAGGTCTTTTTATTTCAGGCGTTGTTGAGAAGCTTTCCAAGATAGATTTCAGAGGCGGAGCGATTACAGCACTGATCGGTGCTCTTGGCATATTTGTCTTCAGATGGTCTAAGGTCGGCAAGAGTTCTGCTAAGGCTATTAAGGCATTAGGAGACTTTATCAAGAACGGCGGTAAGGTAGCTCAGACAGCAGTCGACAAGTACAACGGTTTCCTTAAGATCGCTGCGGCTATCGGAATTATCGCAGGCTCGATCTGGCTTCTTGCTCAGGTTCCTGCGGATCGTTTCAGAGAAGTGTGTATAGCTCTTGGTGTGGCATTTGTGGCTATGGCCGGAACTATAATTCTGCTCTCAACTCTTAAGATTCCAGAAGACAAGATCAAATCCATTGGTATTGCCTTTGCTGGATTAGGCGTTGGTTTCCTTGCTGTTGCTGCGGCAGCTAAGATCATCGGTAACATGAAAACCGACGAATTAGTTAAGGGCGGAGCCGCTCTTGTTATATTTGTAGGTTTAGTTACGGCGGCAGCTAAGATAGCAGGCAAAGTTGGCGTTGGAGCTGGTGCAGCATTTGTTGGGCTTGGCGTCGCGCTACTTCTGCTCATTCCGTCGATCGTTATATTCTCGAAGATGGATACGCATACGCTTGTTAAAGGCGGCGCGGCTGTCTTCGCGTTTATGCTGATGATTGCTAAGGCTGCTAAGGTTGCTGGGGACGCTAAGGGAACTCTCGGAGCATTTCTCGGTATATCTTTGGGCTTATTGCTTCTTATTCCGTCCATTAAGGCATTGAGCAATATGGATGCCCCTACTCTTCTTAAGGGCGGAGCAGCTGTTGTTGCGTTAATGTTCATGATGGCCGAAGCAGCTAAACGAGCTAATGGCGGATCTAAGGGCTTCTTAGGTATGGCAGTAGCAATTGCTGTTATTACGGGAGCTATGTACGTCTTAGCAGGACTTCCTTGGGCGGCATTATTTATGTCAGCTAAGTCACTGTCAATGGTACTTGACTCTGTTGGCGAGGCTCTGTCGAAAGTCGGCAAGATGAAATTTACTGAGATCCTTAAGGGAGTGTTCGGCCTTACTGCAGCAATTGCGGCCATCAGTGTTGCTTTATATTTGCTGTCTGAGAAGGGTGATTCCACAGAGCAGCTCAAGAGTGCGTTAGGTATTACGGCTATATTAGTAGCTTTTGGCTTAATGGCTCCCGCTATTGAGACCTTATCCAAGATTCCATTCCAGGCAGGTGTAGTAGCAGCTGGAAACGCTATGGTGTTCTTTGGCGCTATGGTAATTTGCTTAGGAGCTCTTGGCGAAATAAGTCAGCTTGGTGGCGGCAGAGCAGGCGATGCCATCGTCGAAGGCTGTACATTAATCGGTCGCGCTATTTCTGGCTTCCTTGATGGGTTCGTCGGAGATACATTTAACGGCGTTGGCGAAACGGTGTCGTCAATTGGCGAGCACTTAAGTAGCTTTGGCCAATCCATCGGAGGTTTTATAGATAGCCTATCAACAGTTGACGAACAAACTGTCACTAATGCTAAGAATCTTGCCCTGGCTATATTGGCCATCTGCGGCGCAGATCTTCTGGACGCCCTTACGGGTTGGCTTAGAGGTAGCAAGGATCTCGGCAGTTTCAGTGAAAGCCTGGAGCCGTTAGCGAAAGCCGTTGTGGCTATGAATAACGCTCTGGCTGACGAAACTTTGGATAGTGAAAAAATCGGTCAGATGGCTGATATCATAACCAAGATGAGCGAGCTGGCACAGTCTCTGCCCAGCACCGGTGGCATCTTACAGAAACTTGTAGGCGTTAAGGATCTTGGAACCTTTGCTGCTGATATGAAAGAATTCATGGAAGGCGGCTTTAAAGATTTCATTGCCTCTCTTGAGTCTATGGATCTGTCATTGACACTGATCCCCAAGATGATGGTCATTCAGCAGACAACCTCTGCAATGATTGACCTTGCTAATTCGTTGCCTAAGAGCGGAATTATCTCTACTCTTATCGACGGAACAGCGGATCTTGGCAAGTTTGCAACATCTATGGCCGAGTTCCTTGGCTATGATAAGTACGGGCTCTTTGTAACTCGTGTGTCGTTGGTGAGTGAGGCCGATCTTGGCAAACTTAGAGGTAACATTATCCCTGCAACTCAGGAGATGATTAACCTCGCTAGCAAGATTAAAGCCAACACATCCATTATCGATGCTATTACCGGACGAACAAACCTCGGAAAGTTTGGCGAGACGCTGGCTGACTTCGGCGGAGGAATCAAAAAGTTCAGCGACAGCATAGCAGATGTCTCAACCTTCAAAATGACAGGAATTACGGACACTTTGTTCAGGCTTGCTGATCTCAATGCATCCTCTAACGCAAAAGGAAACGGCCTTTCATCGTTCGGTTCCAGTGTTGTTACCATTGGGCATGCTCTGAAATCGCTTAATACCGATACTGCGGACATGCCGCCTGAAACAATTTCCACTATAATTTCCAGCCTTACAGATCTTCACAATCTGCTGGTTATTTTAGCGGCTACGGATTATTCAGGAGTTGATAACTTTATTGCAGCAATGCAAAGGTTAGGATCTTTGGGTATCACGGCTTTCGTTGAAGAGTTCAGCGCAAATACGGAAGCAGCTACAACGGCCATTAAGGGATTCGTTACAGCTGTTACTGAGGCGTTTAGCGGCGATATGGAAAGCGTTAAATCTAATGCGAGAAGTCTTGTTGTAACGTTCACAACAGAGCTTGCTTATACCGGCGGTAAACAGCTTATGATGGCTGCCGGAGAAACGATGATCAGCAACATGCTCTTCGGAATTTCCCGAAAGGGCGAAGACATTACAACAAGCGCACTGGGCGTAGTTAAAGCGTATTCGCTTCTTATCATTGGGCCTGCTTCAATAGCTTATATGAAAGCGGCTGGCGAAGGAATGATCTCGGCATTACTTAGAGGCGTAACGTCTAAGCAGCCAGACCTTATAAGATCGGCAAGGACAGTTGTAGTTACTTACAGTATTGGAATTACTACAGCAGCAAACTCGTCAGCATATTCAGCTGGTAAATCTATGGCTCGTTCGGCACTTGACGGAGCAGACGAGAAGACCGACGATTTCTACGATCTAGGTCAGGACGCAGCAGAAGGTTATGCTAGAGGTATCAGATCGAAGGCGCGTGAGGCTGCTGACGAAGCCAGAGAAATGGTAGCGGATGCTATCAAGGCTGCTCAGAGAGCTCAGGATTCTGCATCACCTTCAAAGAAGTTTAGAAAACTTGGTCGAGATGGTGGTACAGGTTATGGCTTAGGCTTTGGTGATATGGTGTCTATGGTCGTTGAATCGGTTACCGATATGGGCAACGCTGGTTTAATGGCTATGCAGGATACCATATCTCACATAAAGGACGGTCTTGATACTGGTTTGGACTTTAATCCGGTTATTACGCCAGTACTCGATCTTTCCGATATGATGAACGGTATGAGTATGGCTAATACGATGCTGTCTAGTTTCAATCCTGATGGACTTACTGCAGCGGCTGCTATATCTATAGGAGCTCAGCAGAACGAAGCCCTCGCTCAGTCTAAAGCGGCTCAGCAGCAGATTGACTATACTCAGAACCTGGCAGCGTTACTTAACAATACTAAGAAAATTATTAGTGCCGTCGAGAAGAACAGATATGCTCATATCGACGGAAACGAGGTCTTTACGTACGTCGACAGGCGTATGGGAATGGCTTGATACTAGGAGGCTCTTCTTTCACCGGAAGGGCCTCTTTTTAATTTGTTTAAACGGTGGAGATTACTATGCGATATTTTAAGCTCGAAAATTCGGCTGGGGAAATTTTAGACATCACCACCGAGCAACTACTATTTCACGATATTTCTGGAATAGGATTTGAAGAAGACAATGATTTTACTGCTATAGGTCGTGTATGGAAGTTGAATAAGTCAGATTACCAGCAAACCCCAGTTTCTGGAACGATGTGCTTTGTGGGTACTGACAAAAAGACACCATATTCTCAGTACAGAGAGTTCTATAGTTTTATCGACAGCACACCGTTACAGCTTTTATATTATCCTAATGGACTTAACGCAACGGAGTATCGCAAGAGAGTACGCGTGTCCAAGCTGGAAAAAAGCGAGATTAATGAGTATGGGGTGTTGGATTGCGATATAGAGTTTATTCCGTACACGCCATGGTACAAGATCGTTAGAGACTTGATAGATCCCGGAAGCGGAGTCGTTAGCGGAGGTGGATGGATCTGGGATAGAGGTAACAAATGGCGTGACTCTCTAGACGTTGACTATAGCACTTATCATTACAAGTTTAATGGAAGTTACAGACGTACTGTTAGATTTATTTCTGACGCCAATGGTAATGGGCCTGTCAAACTATCTATACACGGTCCGCTGGTTAATCCGACATGGACTCAATATGTAGATGGTGAACTTGTTTCAACAGGCGGTTTGATCGAAAATTCTCCAGTTACGATAGACGATAACGAGATATTAACGATCGATAATACTAGCGGTACATATTCTATGACTGTATACAACAGCGAAACCGGTATAGAAAGAAACGTTTACGAATACCGAGATTTCAACAAGCCCTGTTTCTTTACATTAAAACAGGGTGTAAATGAAATTGTAATTAACTCTGATAACAACGATGCTGTTCAGATAGAGGCGGAGGGACATATTTACTATGCAACAGTTTAATGTCGATGTGTTCGATCGTTCTCTTAGCTATATTTGCAATGGACAGACAACGATAACTAGTATAGATGACGATTACTTATCGCCGAGAGCAAATGCAATAACCATTCCTAACGTAACAGCGGAGATCATTGCAGGATATTTCATACGCTTACAGAATGAAGAGACAGAGTTCTTTGGGCTTATTACAGACGTTTCGCCTGGAGAGTTTGAAACGACAATTCAGTTTTCTTCATTTATATCTGTATTCAGTGAAACTATCTTATTTTGGGTTGGCTTTCAGGGTTTGGAAGAAGGGCATGCTAATCCTTTGGAAGGCGTTATAGCGCATCATATCCGAACGTACTATGTTACGACCACTGACTCATTAATGTATCTACCGCTTAACGTATATGTAGATCCTAATATTGTAGAAATTAAACAGTGGACTCTTGGAATAACCAGAACAAAAGAAGAAATAGACTTCACAACTCTGAATATTTACACAGACCTTATAGTACCTGCCTTGAAAAGGTACGGAGTTTCCCTGATTGTAACGCCAGATTTTAATCGGAAGATGATCGATATTAAGATTACCAGAAGCAATAAAACGCTTAACATCGACGGCGATTTGGACGATGTAACCGTAAGAACTCTTAAATACAACAATCGTCCTCTTGGAACTAATAAATTAGAAATCGTAAACAATCTTCACCCAACAGACACAATAACGTACTACGCGCATCCGGACATGTCGTTTGATACCAATAACACGAATCGCATTACGCCAGTTGCCTTTGAGACACGCATGATTGTACCGCAGGAAGATACGACCGCTAGTTTTCAGGCCGCTGCACTGGAAGAGGCGTATAACATATTCTCTGGTGCGGCGTGGGACAACCTGATCGAACTCGAGGCGGCACCTGACAATCAAAATATTCTTCCGATGGAAATGGAGATCGGACAGAAAGTAACTTTGTGGTACAAGGGAGCTACTTATACTAGTATCTTAACCGGAAAAGTTATAGAAGACCATAAGATTGTTCTACTATTTGGATCAGAAAGAATTGAATATACAAAACGAGCTAAACGTTAAAGGAGGTTATTAATGGCTCTTACAACAGAATTACGCATATTCCCCGATAAGGAATTATTTGCGATTGATATGGCAGAGATCCTTGATACCGCTGTAATGTTTAGCGGCGTTATTCAGGGATGCGGTGTAACTTTTAATCAGGCTGCAGGAACTCTTACCGTAGAAAGCGGACGAATCCTGATCAGAGGACGGCTAGGAGTTATTACATCAAGCGGTGACGTAGCTGCACCGGTACTAACTGGCTCCGCAAATGTTACTTGCTATTTAGTTGCAGCTTGTAATTTGTCTACGTTATCTCAGCCTTTTACCGTTGAGATCATAACGCCCTCCACATATGAAGAGTATCAGCAGAGAAAAGCAAGCACTGCAGATACGTTCAACACTCAGGACGGATTTGACTTTATTGTTCTTGGCACGGTTTCTGTTAATCCTACTTCAGGAAAGATTGTTAGCTGGACGCCATCTGAGGATGCTAGCAAAGATCGGACCAATTCAAAGATAGTTAACGCTATGGCCGAGCGACTTACGACGGCTGAGAGAACCCTTAATACGCTCAATAATACCGTTAACACTCTATCAGCGCATGATTCAAACCAGCGTATAGCTATAAGAACGGCAAATTTGGGATGGATGAACTTCGACTCGGCAGGAGCAATTAACAAAGTAGTGTCGGTGGCTTCTTCTATACCAGCAGGCTATACAATGGTTGCAGCTATACCGTTTACAACTGGTACATATGCGGCATACTTCTATGTATGTGGCATCGAAAATAACACGTCGGTTAGAGTGCAGCTGTTTAAAAGTGGAGACTGGACTTCAGTAACTAGCACGCAGCCTAGCGTTGTTCTGATATGCACACGTAATCTGTAAGAAGGAGGACTTCAAAATGGCAGTAGATGGATACCTTCCTAAGATTACTTTGCCTTCTAATAAATCTGACGTTCGTAAAGGCGATGGCATCGCTATGATCGTCAACGGAAAAGTCCTGGTAATTGACGCCTACGAGGGAAGCGAAGCGACTAAAGGACTTATATCCTGGCTCAAATCTCAAGGTGTAACGACGATTGACCTGGCTGTGTGTACTCACGCTCACGGCGACCACTTCGGAGGCTTCTATACGATTGTCGAAGCTGGCATCAAGATTAAGGAATTCCGTTGCTATCATATCGACTCTATCCGTGGCGGTAATGCTGCATCGAGAGAAGACTCGGACAACTTACTTAAGCTCATTCGCTGGCTTCAGGCTAGAGATACGAGAGTGCTGTTTGTTGATAAAGGTTCTGAGCTTAAGATCGAAGATACAACCTGGCGCATCTATCGTAACCAGCCCGCTAAGGCAGCAGACGATGACGACAATGCATGGGAATATGTTAATAATGGATCCCTGGTTCTGTGGTCTCCTGAAATCGAGGTAATGTTCCCCGGTGATGGACCTGAAAATGTGCAGTATGCCATCGAGTATTTCGGTGGCGAAATCAGCCTCTTTATTATCTCTCATCACGGTAACGCTTGTAACAGACCTAACGCCAGAGCTGTTGCCAGTGCTGGTTGCGTTGTTGCATGGGAATCCTGTGTTGAAAAGAACGGTCCCGGAACAACGGAATGGACAGAATTCGGAGCAAGAAGAGTTAAAGAAGCTGGCGTTCCTGTCCTTATGCAGAACGAGCCCGTTTACTTCCACGCTGAAAACGGCGTCATAACGATTCGTCAGGGAAACAAGACTTTCTCAAAGAAGATTCCCTATCAAGGCAAAGGAGACAAGAAAGTGGGCAGATGGGTTAATGATAACGGTTGGAAGTATATGCAGCCTGACGGTTCATGGACTTACGGATGGGCGCTGCTTTCTTGGTCGAAAGGAAAGAACTGGTTCTACTTCGATAAGTATGGCTATTGCGTATATGGTTGGCGCTATCTTGAATGGAGCAAGGGACAGAACTGGTTCTACTTTGATCCTGACAGTGCTGCGATGAAGACCGGCTGGGTATACGACGATGGATCTTGGTTCTATCTCGATCCTGACACAGGAGCAATGAGAACCGGCTGGATCAAATGGAAAGGAAGACTTTGCTATCTTGAACCGATCAGCGACAAGAATCACGTTCAAGGTCGTTGCTACGTTAACTGCCGTGCTACTATCGGCGGTAAGTTATATTCTTTCGATAAAGATGGTTACGCTACAGAGATCACAGGAAAGTCTACTATGGATGGCTGTGACGTAGCTTCATATCAGTACGACATTAATCCGGCGGCCATGACGACCACGGATTTTTTCATTGTTAAGTTCACGCAAGGCAACTGGTACACCAATCCTTATGCTGATCAGCAGTACGCAAAGGCAAAAACAGCCGGTAAACTCCTTGCCGCATACCACTACGGAGAAGGAGGAGATCCGGTTAAGGAAGCTCGATATTTCTGTGCCAAGGTTGGACCCAGAGTTGGTGAATGTATCCTCGCTCTCGACTGGGAAGGTAAGAGCAATAGCAAGTTCAACACATCCGAAGAAGTGGCTTGGGTTCTCAAGTTTGCTATGGAAGTCTACAGGCTTACTGGTGTTCATATTTTCCTGTATATGTCCAAATCAGTTACAAGGAGAAGAAACTGGTCTGAGGTTGCTAAGGACGTAAGACTCTGGTGCGTTCAGTATGCTAACGACAATCTCACTAACTATCAGGCCAATCCCTGGACAGACAGTAACGGATGGGGCGCTTGGGCCAGTGATACGATCAGACAGTATTCTTCTCATGGAAGGGTAAGAGGCTATGGCAAGAATCTTGACATCAATAAAGCCTACATGTCACAGACTGACTGGGTAAATGCTGCTAAAGGCATCAAGGTAACGCCTATTGTTAGTTCTACGCCTGCTCCTAAGACTCAGTGGGCTCCTTGCATAAGTCAGACAACGTCTCCTGTTAAGATTAGTAACTCCGGCTCGGATGAGAACGGAAACTACAAGAACGGGAAAGCAGGAGATCAAAATGGAAGAGAATGGTACATCAGAGACTGGTATAACAGACCTTGGAACTGTGTACTTAGACATCCTCTTGCAGAAGTTAGAGCTTGTATTGCGACACTTGCGTACAAAGCGGCTCAGAACGACAATATCGGTTACGACCAGAACCAGAGAGACTCTTACGGCGTAGCTCTTGCTAAGTCTGACTACGATCCGAGTAAGATTACAACGCCTGTCGAGTCCGATTGCTCTAAGGGTGTCATCGATAATGTCAAGGCGACTGGTTATATTCTTGGAATGCCTGAACTTCAGCATCTTGAAGCGACTTATACCGGTAACATGAGAGCTGGTATGTCGAAGGCTGGCTTTATCGTGCTTACAGAGAACAAATACCTTACAAGCGGCGATTATCTGATGGCTGGTGATATTGTACTTAATGATAAGCACCACACGGCTACAGTTGTAACAAACGGCGTTAAGAGCGGAAATGAAACCAATTCCATGCCTCTGGTTAAAGACGGATCGACTGGCTATGCAGTATCTCAGCTTCAGACAATGCTGAACAAAGTAAGCTATCGTAATCAAAAGAAACTTACCGTAGATGGGGAATTTGGACCTAATACCAAAGCTCAGGTAATCTTCTACCAGATGGACAGAGGTCTTACACCGGACGGAGAAGTCGGACCGATCACCTGGGGAAGACTTTACGAAGACGTATACTAAAATTTCCCCGGATGGATTTTTCTGGAAAACTTTTGATTTATGTATGTTAACTATAACGCGAATCCTTCAGGTAAGGCTACGGGAGACTGTGTAATCAGGGCTATTTCTACGATTACTGGTCTTCCGTGGCGAACTGTTCATTGGGACCTAGCTACTCTCAGCAACGAAATGTATCAAATGATGGACGATAATGTAGTCTGGCATGAGTATTTGCACAGACTTGGATTCGACATTCATACGGTACAGATTCCTTGCACAAGAGTGGCAGACTTCGGTAAATGCTTTCCTTACGGCAAGTATATTCTTGGCACAGGTAAGCACGTTATAGCAGTAATAGACGGCGATTATTTCGATACTTGGGATTCAGGTAACGAACTCGCCGTCTTTTATTGGAAATTGGAGGAGTAAAGAAAGGAGACTATATGCCAACTAACTATAATCAGTATCAGGTACCGCAGACTATTACGATGTTTACAGTTCACGGAGAAGAAGGCGCCAACGCGTTTCCGGTAGCTCCCGGTCAGAAGGCAACCCTTATCGATGCTGATAACGCAATAATCTATGTTAAGAGCGCTAATCAGTTTGGACAGGCTCTGCCGCTTGAGGTTTACGATATGGTATTCAGACAGCCGCCTGTTCTCGAGACACCTTCCGCTACTCCTGCAATGTCCAAAGATGAGATCACGGCAGAAGTTAATAATGCGGTTAAGGCTGCGCTCCAGAAATATTTCCCGCAGATTAACTTTAACGACTAAGGAGGCATAAGATGGGCAATCCTTTATTTGGTAACGGCGGAATGGGACAGAATAATATGTTTGGTCCTTTTGGCGGGATGATGAACTTCATGAACCAGTTTAATCAGTTCCGGCAGGGAGTCCAGGGAAACCCTCAGCAGATGGTTCAGAATATGCTTCAAAATGGACAAATGAGTCAGGAGCAGTTCAACCAGCTGAGCAACATGGCAAGCCAGATTATGCCGTTTATGAGGAGATAAAATGTAATGGCATTAACTAATATAGAAGTAAATGTAATTTTGGACTTGTATGACCATAATTTGACACAGTCCACGATTAAAGCTATTGCCTTGGATAAGGGGAGCAGATATGTAAAAGCTCTTATCCGTGATCGCGAAACTATATACGATATTGGAGCTGATACGCAAGTAGTCCTTACGGTTATTAGACCCGATAAGACAGGTGTACAGATTACTGGTCAGCCGCGTAGCTATACTAGTCAAGCGGATGATGGCTCTCCTGCGACTGTATACGGTGCTTATGTAGAACTTACGCAGACAGCCCTTGCTATTAAGGGTACTCTTCAAGCCCAGTTCAAATTTGAAAATGGTCAACAGATTCTAAGAAGCGAGATATTTACCATCAATAATGGCGTAGCTCTTGACGCTGAGACTAATACGTGGGCGGGCGAGTATCAGGGATACAATCTCGATGAACTGGTTCAGAATGTCAACAGAGCGGTCGAGACTGTTACAAATGTATGCAAAATCACGGCTTCTGGAACGACGTTGTCTATTACCACAACAAAGGAGACTTAAATATGAGTGATATGAGCAGAGTAGAGCAGCTACTTGAAAACTCATTAAATGTTGCTGATCACGACGTTATCCCTCAGAGCCGAGTAGAGGAGCTTCTCCAGAGGCTCGACGAAGCTTTGGAATGGAATGAGCAAGAAGGCGGGACTAGCAGATCCAATGTGGACACGATCTTAACCGGAGATACTCTTGCTTTTCGCACCAGAATAGGATAAGGAGGTGAATATTTTTTGCCTGATAAAATAATTAACAACGTTGTTATTGACGGACAGCCCGGTAAATTCTACGCCCCGAATGTTCTGACTGGGCTTGAGGAAACCGAGGCTGTAAGTGAGTTAAAGAGCAATTTAAATGCCGTTTCTGATCTGTCCGACAGCACTCTTGCAGTAACGTGGGTACGTGGTTCTATCAATTCTTCGGGCGGAGATAGTGCCGCCACGACCAGAGCGAGGTCAAATTACATCACGCTGTTGAAAGGTGAAAAACTTACTTTCAAACGTGGATCGTATTATTTTGAAATCGCAAAGTATACGGCGAACGGAACCTTCGTGTCGTTGTCTTCATCATGGATTCAGAACGATACAGAGATCATTAATACTGATGCTGACTATAAATACAGATTCGTAATAAGAAACCCTGTCAGCAGTGCGGACGTGGTAATAGCTAACATTGACTGCGTAATTACTGTGCAGTCGATTCTTGTGAGTACAGTCAATGGACATACCGCAGAGATTGAAAATCTTTCTGACAGCTTTGAAGAGATTGCTTATGCAGACGTTACTGGATTGACATGGACGCTCGGTAAGAATATCAATGCGGAAGGTGTCGAAGGCACATCTGCTGTTTCTGCCATATCCGGTTTTGTACCTGCTTCCGCAAAATATTATCGCTACGGCGAAGGAGTTGACGGTGACAGCAATACGCTTGTCTTATGGATCAACGAGTATGATTCGTCATACACATGGACCAAAAGAGGGTTTGTGACAGTTGGCTCTTATTATGCCGTAGGCACAAATTGCGTTTACGTAAAATTCCAGTTCTCAAGATCGACAAGCACTGGGGTCTCCATGACTGACGCGGATATTCAGACGTATTTCAAGCTGAAAAAAAAGCTGACAATCACTGATATTTCCGAGACAGAAATTGTGGACATAAACAATGCGCTGTTTGGATTTGAGTTCGTAACTCCACCAGTGGTCAATATTTGCGGTGGACAGCAGATGAATTTTTACTATCAAAACATGATCCTGGGGTTCAAGACGGAAAAAGCGTATCAGATAACGCCTAGCCTAAAAGCTACGCATTATGGATATTTCTGTCGGCTGTATCCTGCTTCCGATGCGAGTAAGAGCAATCAGGGCTTCAAGCTCAAGTTCAGACCGTACAATAGTAAAAAGATATTTTCGTCAAATACGATAAGCTACAACGTTATCCCTCGGTCATCGGGTAGTGGGCTGTCGAAGAAAATTCTGCTTATCGGTGACAGCTTGACGTATAACGCACCACTTTCCAAGCATCTTGTGGATGACCTTCTCACGGATGACGTGATGGGCGTGGAGCTGATAGGCACGAGAGGTAGCGCACCATATCTGCATGAAGGTCGGAGCGGATGGAGTCCTTATGACTATACACACGCTTCGGCAGTTGATAATGTTACAAACGCCTTTTGGAATCCCACATTACAGGCGTTTGACTTCTCATACTACATGGCGCAGAACAATTTTGACGGTGTGGATTATGTTTTTCTCAACCTCGGCACGAATATCAGCGGTTACGATGGAACAAGCGTCACGGCTGCGGAAATGGTAGCGCAGATTGAGGAGATGGTGGATACTATCCATGAGTATGACGCATCAATCCGCATTGGCGTATGGACTCCACCACCGAAGGGGTTGACGGGCAACGGCGAACTGACAGACAACGACACCACGTTGTTAAAGGTCAAGGCTATCATTGAGCAGTTCAGTGGAAGAGCGTCAGAAAAGGTGTATCTTGTTCCCGTAACACTCAACGTAGACCCTTATCACGATTTCCCTGTTGAGTCCGTCAACGTTTCTACTCGCAACTCTGACTATCAGATGCTTGTATGCACGGACAGGACGCATCCGGCAGATGCGGGTTATTTCAAGATGGCAGATGTCATTTACAGCTACATCAAGTATTTTGGTAGCTTGGACGCATGATTGAGGATTAGGCATTTAGATGACACATTAAATCACAATCTAACTTATTTAAAGCACCATTTAAGTGTGTATTGATATACACTAATGCCACACTGGTAGACATTGAAACCGAAAGGTTTGGAAGTTTCGGACAACTCATTCGTTGCCGCTACTGATTTTTTAAGTCACTGATAACCATTAACCAGAGGACTCTAACTTACTAGGGTCCTCTTTTTATGTTTACGAAAGAAGGTGATTCCGTTGGGCTAGATCACACTCTTTCACACAACTTAATATTGAAAAATTAAATAGCGAGCTAGTAATACCAATTTATATTTTAACCAAGGAGGGTTTATATGTCTCTTATGGATAATAACAACGGAATGGTTATGCCTGTATCTCCGATGTATGGTAATGGCGGCTATGGAAACAGCTTTGGATACGGAGGAGATGGACTGTTCTGGATCATCATTCTGTTCCTCTTTGCGGCTATGAGTGGCGGATGGGGTAATGGTTTCGGTAATGGAAATGCTGGAACGATCCTTCCTTTCATGATGAACCAGTCCGGACAGAGCGAAGTCCAGCGTGTTGTTGATCAGCAGTCGGTAATGACAGGTCTCTCAAACCTGCAGACGGCACAGTCCAACGGATTCGCTAATGCAGAGATCTCAAGATGTAACGGTCTTTACAACCTGACCTCCCAGCTCAACAACATCGCTATGACTCAGCAGAATTGCTGTTGCGAGAACAGGGCTGCCGTAGCTGATCTGAAATACACCATGGCCCAGGAGGCAGCGGCAACCAGAGCTAATACCGATGCCAAGGTTCAGGGCGTGATGGATAAGCTCTGCCAGCTTGAGATGGACGGTATGAGACAGAATTATGAGAATCGTATTGCAACCATGCAGAACACGATCGATACTCTGCGCACCATGAATTCCAACGCGAGATTTGATGCTTCCCAGAATCTGCAGACGGCTCAGATCGTAGCTGATAACGCAGCCCAGACAGCGGCCCTTGAGCAGTATCTGGCTCCTACACCCAAGCCTTGCTATACAGTCCAGAACCCTAACTGCTGTGGTCCCCAGACGTTTGGCTGTGGTTGCGGCGCTGTAGCGTAAGGGAGGATCTATGGAAGATATTTTGCAGTTTGTAGAGAAGTTTCATTTC